AAGGAACTATTATAGAAGGTAAAGATTAATGAGATTAGATAACGAAGTGAAATTAGATTATAAAGATGTATTGTTGAAACCTAAACGGTCAACATTATCATCAAGACGTGATGTAGAAATGACTAGGTCATTTACATTTAGAAACTCTGGTGAAACATATGAGTGTTGTCCAATAATAGCAAGTAATATGGATGGAGTGGGAACATTTAGTATGGCGAAAGTTATACAAGAGTATAAGATGTTAACCACGATTACAAAGACAACAACGATAGAACAATGGAGAAAAGCAGTAGGTGAAGGTATTAAATTAAAGTATCTATCAGTATGTACAGGCACAGGTAAATTATGGGATGATAATGCTGAAGATTATACTACAATGCAAGAAGTATTAAAGAGTTTTCCAGATGTTAAGTTTATTACAGTAGATGTTGCAAATGGTTACCATACAAATTTTTCAGATTTTGTTGGTGCAGTTAGAGAAGAGTATCCAGACAAAACTATAATTGCAGGTAATGTAGTAACTGCTGAAATGACCGAAGAACTAATTATACAAGGTGCAGACGTAGTTAAAGTAGGTATTGGACCAGGTAGTGTATGTACAACAAGAACAATGGCAGGTGTAGGGGTACCTCAATTTAGTGCAGTAGTAGAGTGTGCTGACGCTGCTAATGGTGTTGGTGGTCATATAGTTGCAGATGGTGGTTGTAATATGCCAGGAGATATTGCGAAAGCATTTGGTGGTGGTGCTCATTTTGTGATGTTAGGTGGAATGTTAGCAGGACATAATGAAAGTGAAGTAGAATTAAAAGATGGACAAAGAGAGTTTTATGGGATGTCTTCTGATAGAGCAAGAGAAGTACACGGAAAACGAAAAGATGGTTATAGAGGTAATGAAGGACGAGCAGTAATATTACCTGATAGAGGTGCTGTTAAAGAAACAATAGAAGATATATTAGGGGGTGTTAGGTCAAGTTGTACCTATATTGGTGCAAGACGACTAAAAGATATTCCTAAATGTGCAAGTTTTGTTAGATGTAACCAATCATTGAATACAGTATTTGAAACTTATGATAATAACGCATAATATACCTTGGGATAAATGTTTAAGTAAACAGTTATTTCCTGCCATAGAAAAAGGTTGGACTGATACAGATAAACCTGTTCACTTTTTTTGGGGGTTAGCTGGACAGAATAGAAAAGAAATACGTAAATGTATGGAGAGTGGTGAGGAATGGTGGTACGTAGATGTTGGTTATTTAACACAACAAATTACAAGATATCCAGAACCTAAAATACACGATTACGATAAGACATATTTTAGAATATGTAAAGGTAATATACACACGATTAGGTGCAAAGTTGGACCTGGTTCAAGATTACAGAAACTAGAGCATCAAGGGATTGACGTACAGTTTAAAGGGTGGAATACTGGAGAAACAACTCATATACTAGTAGCACCTTCTTCTGAAACGGTAACTTACCAAATCAATGGTATGAGCCAATCACAATGGGTTGAACAAGCAACAAAACAGATAGCAGAACATACAGATAAACCAGTTAGATTTAGAAATAAACCTAGACCTGGTAATGAGTTTTGGAATACAGATATTAAAGAAGACTTAAAAAATGCTCATTGTTTGGTAACCAATATGAGTTTATCTGCTATTGACGCAATATTAAATCAAGTACCTGTAATATGCCATCAACGAAACATAGCGTCATTTGTTTCATCAAAAGATATAAAGTTTATAAACAAACCAATGAGACCAGGAAGAAAGACTATAACAGAATGGTTAAAGATGGTTGCAGAAAATCAATTTACAATATCTGAAATTACAGATGGAACTGCTTATAGAACATTACAAGAACAAAACGTATGATGAATTTTTGCTGTGTATATTATGGAACAAAGTATTCACTAGATTATGTACAAGTGCTATACAATATGGTTAAAAGACATTTAACCATACCCCATAAGTTTATATGTTTTTCAGACCACGTAAAACCTCAAAAGATATTAAAAGGCGACATAGAGTTTAGAAAGTTTAGAGATTCAACTTATGAAGGTTGGTGGAATAAAATGCAGTTATTTAGAGAAGAGTCAGACTTAAAAGGTCCTTGTTTATATATGGATTTAGATGTAGTGATTTTAGATAACATCAATGAATTAGCGACATTTGGTGATGATATGACATTTGGTGTAATAAACGATTTCAACCTAGCAACGAAAGAGTATAATTCAAGTATAATGAAATTCAATAATGAAGTTGCAACTAAATTAGTATGGAATAAGTTTTTAGAAGATAAATCTAATTTAATGAAATTGCAAGGTGACCAAAACGCAATGTCCAAATTAGTTAAAAATAGTAAGAATTTAAAGGTTATGCCAGACGAATGGACATATTCTTATAAATGGCATAGTAGAAAAGACCCTAGATTTCATAAGTCAGGTTGGAAGTTTGAAAAGAAAGAAAAAGCGAAAGTTGCAGTATTTCACGGAAGACCTTTACCACACGATTCAGACCAAGAATGGGTCAAGAAATTGTGGAATTAGAACAAAACAAGAACAAATATCTCTAAAAACCCAGTAAAATCAACGTAAATTAACTATTGACTCTCCCGAAAAACTCCTGTATAGTATACACATACTATGAAAATAAACACTATGAAAAAAACAAATCAAGTAAAATTAAATGACGTTGACTATACTTTTAATGTAGTTTATTTAAGAGAATATATTGATCCAGATGACCAAGAATTCTTTTATGCATACGAAACTATCTATAGAAACGTTCCATATAAATTCAAAGACAAATTCAATACAAAATCTATGAAGATGAAAATTCTTAAATATTGTGATTGGAATTATAAAGAACCTGCTGTTAACTTTCAAAACGTAACTAAAGTTGAATTGATAGACCAAGATGAATATTATAAAACATATGAACAAGTATTCGGTGATGTTGCAGAAGACAATAAATCAATGTTTAATGATTACGGTCAATCTTATGACAGACAATCTTTCAGAAAAGATTTTAATAAAGAATTAACATATAAATTAAACCCAATAAAAAGAAAAGTAGAACAAATGAAAGGACTAAACTAATGAGTGCAACTAAAAATCTCGCTTGGGACCAAGCAACTGAATTTTTAAGTAAAGTTGAAAGCAAGTTATTAGACGGTGAAATGACTAAAGAAGTTGCTTTAAAGAAACTTAATGAAACAAATTATAACATTGCAATGGAAGGACTAGACTCTCCTGATAATATAGAAGAGTGGATTGACCTTACAATTGCAGATAGACAAAATCAAGTACAACAATTAAGAAACGGAGGAACAATATGAGTAATATAACAGACCAATATATCGGAAAAGACGATATCGGTAAAAACCTATACAGAAAGAAAACTTATTATACTTTATGCATAGAACAAGATTGTCTTGCTAAAAATCAAGAAGAAGCAGACACTAAATTAAGTGATTGCGGAATTGATTATAGTAAAATCAATAAAGACTTAGCAGAAGAAAAAAACGGTGTTGAAACCTATATGACAGACGCCAACTATACAGATTCAGCTAAAACTGAATATGTTGCTAAAGTAGTTTATGATGACTATGACGGTTTAGAAAACGCTATAGAAAACGGTGATGTTGAGTTAGACACATACGCTTTAGAAAATGATATAGTCACAGCAGACGGTAAAGTTGTTGATAAAGAAGAATCACCACTTGACGATTTACAAGTAGCATTAAACCAATGACAATCGGATACGCAGTATTATTATTTACAATCGGAATGACCTTAACAATAGTTGGGTTTTTCCTTGCGTATAATTACGGAAGTAAAGAGAAGAAAAAAGAAAAATTAACAACTGTTCAACAATCATTAAGAGATTTAAATAATGGAGATACTGACTAATGAAATATAAAGAAGATAAAATATTAAAAGAAGTATTAGAATATATTAAGACAACTTATTCTAAACATTATTCAACTACTAAAGAAGGTTTCCAAGTACAAGACATATTAAGACATTTAGATATAGATAAAGATTTCAGTTTATCAAATGCAATAAAATACCTTATGAGATATGGTAAAAAAGACGGAAGAAACAAATTAGATTTATATAAAGCAATACACTATATTGTTTTATTAATCAATAGTGAAGAAAACGGATCCACTTTAATGGAACCTAATATGGAAAAAATACAACAAACAATAAAAGAATTATCAGTTACAAAATGAAAAAGAAAACAAAAAAACTTATATTAGAATTATTAGATTTTTGGCCAATGACAATAGTTGTGCCAACAATGATTATTTTAATTTTAACAGCAAATATATGGTAAGTAATAAGATTATATACAAAAAAATGAATTTTTACTATGATGTAAATGATATGAATATATCTATTCACAGTACAGACTGGAAACCAGTAGAGTTTTTAAGTAATGAAGACCAAAGAGAAGAAGTAAGACAACATATATTAAAAAAAGATTTAACACAAAGAATAGGAGGCGAAAAGTATATGAAACTAGTAAAACCAGAACCAGAAGATTCAATTATAGATACAATGCTACAATTGGAAAACGAAATGGCAATAGGAAAATAATATGGACGGAAACGGAATGATATTGTTAATCCTGTTTATAATTTCAATGGGATGTTTAGTTTATATGATAATTCTATCAAATGAAATGAGTACAATAATTGATAGATTATTGGGTAGAACTAAAAGACTAATGAATAAAATAGACAAGATAACAGACGAAAAAGATGAATAATCCCGCTATAGCAGACTATCAAAGCAGTTGGAAAAGCTCACCAGCACCCTTGCTAGAGCGTTGGAAATGCAGGAAAACGAGTAAAATAGAGCATAATTTAGGGATTGACATTTAGCACGTTTTATGTTAATATTAATACAATTGAGAAAGGAATATACATTATGAGTACGGTGATATACAATAAAGAGAACATCTACAAAGAGTTTAATGTTGCAAAACAAAAAGACATTGAACTATCAGACAAGAAAACACAAGAAGAAAAAGAAGACGATATCCATACAAACAGATTGCAGTTTTGTAAAGACCATAAAGAACTAAATGAGAAAGACCCAGGTTTATACGATTGCGATATTAAGTGGGACAGTTTAATAACTGCTTATTCTTCTGAAAGTCCAAGAGACCATTTCTATAAATCAGTATTCGGCAGAACATATGCTGAACAAATGAGTTTTGAAACTTCTGAATCAGAAAAAGATGATGACGGAGGAGAAGATTCATATTATAGAAGTAGAAGAAAGAATAGAAGTTATAAAAGATAATATGCCAAAGTTTAAAGAAATTTTTGACCCACAGCAAACCGTTTGTGATGATTTTCACGAATGGGTAAGAATAGAAACAGAAAAAGTTAATGATCCAGTAATGGTTCAGATGACAATTTTGGGTCAAACATTAAAAATTATGAAGTCAGTAATGCCTAGTGCAGACTATGACGGAATAATGGAAACGGTTTATAAATCAAAAGATAGAATTGAACCGTTTAAAAAGGTAAGTGTACATTAATAGAAGGAGAATATTATGAAAACTATAATGTCAATACTAGTGTTAATTATACTATCAACGTCTGCTAATGCAGGAGCCGTTGAAGATAAGATTAATGCAGTAAATACGTGGTTTGCTAATGAGAAAGCAACTACAATTGAATTTCAAAAAGTACAATGGGAAGATGGTAAAAACCAAATTGCTAGTACTATTGCGAAATTTAAAAAAATGTTGAACTGGAGTAACTAATGAACGATTTATATGTAAATTTTTCATATACTCTTGAACCTTGGTTAATACTAGGGTTAAAAGTTTTAGCGGTTTATTTTTTATATAAGATTGCTAGAAATTTAAGAAGTATATTAAAAGAGATTTGCCACATTGGTAATACAAAAATGGGCAAACCTTTGGTATTAAAGAAAAGAGTGAAATAATGGCATACGGAGATTTTGTTTGTACAAGTGCCAATGACGGTACACATTATTTCAGACCTATTACTGCTAGAGCACATACGTTCTGGCAGGAAAAGGGTTTTAATAATTATGTTATTGATAATAACGAAGACTATTACATAGTTAAGAGTGTTAATAGTCAGAAAATATGTAATGAGATACGCAAGAATAATATGGATTTTACTAGTTAGTTTACTACTAACAAATTGTGCTAACAGGTCACATATGGGTGCTGTGTTGGGATCAACAACAGGAACAACAATGTGTTTAGAGTACTTGGGAGATAATCCCTATTTGATTGCTACGTGTGCTGTCAGTACTGCTTTTGTCGGTGCAGAATTAATGTATAAGAGTGATAAAGATATACACAATGCCGTATTTGTAGACCATTTGAATACAAGTCCAAATGGTTCTTCATATACGAACTGGTATAATTCAAAAACAGGTAATGGTGGAATTATACACATAACAAGGTCATTTACAATTGGACCACTTAAATGTAAAGATTATGACACTACTACAGATATTACAAATAGTTGGCCAATGATAGGTATTGGTGGAGTTAATAGAGAAGTTAATTTTGGAACTGCTTGTCAGTTGCCAGATGGAACTTGGATAGAAAAACCAGATGGATTAAGAGCTGATATTGACGTTGAATCAGCAACAGACAAGAATATTTACGAAATAAATGCTTATTATATGAAATATTTTCCTGATAAGAGGTTTCAATAATGCAAAATCCAGATAAAATTGTAGCAACAACAATATTAATAATATTATTATTATGTGCATATGCAGTAAGCGGTGCTCAAGCGTGTGTTGATTGTGATTTAAATAAAGACGCATTTAAAAAAACTAGTACTATAAAATTAGAAACAGGTAAAATTTTATATGACAATGTTAGAGAAGTTAAAAATGATACTGAACAGTATTGTTTTGTTAAAATATTAATTAAAGAAAAAGATGGAGTGATATCTAAAGAAGAAGAGTTATATTGCTCCGATGGAAGAAAAGGAATTGACACTCCTAGTTATTGGGAGTTGTTTGCTCAGTTTTACTACCGTGATGTAGCTACACCAGAGTATTGTAGATATTACAGTAGAAAAAAACACGCTTTTAAATCGTTCGGAAAAGTGTGCTTAAATCAGGACGGAGAATGGAAGGTAAAGAAATGATAAAGAATATTATCATAATTGCTCTCCTATTAGTTATTGTATATGGAGTAAGTGCTACAGAATTTTTGGGTTATGCTCAATCTAGCATTGACTTATTGCAAGAACTGTTATATAATGTACAAAGGAGTGTGAAAAACTAATGAACAAATACATTAAGATTTTATCAGTTGCAGTACTTGGTCTATTATTGACTAATTGTGCAGGCAATTATAAAATCAAAAGTGAAAAAGGTAAAGTAGTTAATACTGTTCCAAAATGGTATATGGCTGATTTTTCTGAAAAAGAAGCGTGTGATATAGCACGATTCGGTAAAGAGAAGGAAAAGCAATGTATATTTGGAGTTGGTACTAGCGTTTCACCAGACTTGAATCTCGCAATTGAGAAAGCTAAAATGATAGCGAAAGCTGAAATAGCAGACATTATCAAAGGGGAGATGAATAAAGAGTCAAAACAATTTATTACTGAAATTGGAAAATCAAACAGTAAGACAGTTGTTAGTGAAGTAGAATCTGTATTGGTCAATATTATTAAAGATACACCAGTTAGAGGATATGAGATTTTTGCTCAAGACGTAACCTTAACAAAGAACGGTTACTATAGAGCTTGGATCGGTTTGAGATTGCCATTAGGTGAATATAATAAAATGTTCAACTATACAATTGCTCAAGCAACAGACGCTTATAACTTAAAGTATCACGCTAACAAATCATTTGAAAATCTTATGAAAGAGGAAGATAACAATGATAAAGAAGTTAGCAATTAAAGATATCACAGTATATACAAAACAAAATTGTGTATACTGTGTAAAGGCAAAGGCCTTGATAAAAGGCCTTGGTCTAACTTATACAGAAAAGAAATTAGAAGAATTTTCGTCTGTTGACGAAATGATTAAGGACATTGGTAAAAAAGTAAGAGCAATGCCTCAAATCAAAATAGATGGCGAACTAGTCGGTGGATATAATCAACTTATAGAATATTTTAATAATAAAGGAATAGTGAATTATAAAGGTGAGATTACACGTGACTAAAGATAAAGATAAAAATAATTTAATTTTATTTCCTGAAAATAGAATTAAAAAGAGAATTACAAAACCACAAGAATCCCCATTTACAAAACGATTAAAAGAGCAACAAACTAGAGAGTTTATTGAACATAGTGTAGATGAAATTGGATTTGATTTATTAAGAAAATTTAATGAAATGGGATTAAAGACTTCAAAACAATCATTTACTAAAGACCTTGCGTTAGTTATTGATTGTATAAGAGGTTTAATTTATAGAGATTTTGATATGGCACACGCCGCTCAATTAATGGCAGATAAAATGGTAATGATAAAATTTAATAGAATGGGTAAAGCATCCGCTGCCAGGATTGATTATTCAGCTTTTATGCCAAAAGCAAAACGACCAAATGTTTTTAATAAAGAATTTAAAGAAGAGTTAAATGATTTACAAGATGGATCAGATATGTTTGAGTCTGATATGGATTTGAACGGTGATGATGATAAGAAATAGTTTAATAATATTAATAATGCTTACTTTTATGGGTTGTACAAAACCAAAAACTGAACTGAATGCAATGGAGAAATTTTTTGATTGTATTGGTAGTGGTAATTGTGAAGCATTTAAAAAGAATTCCGTTGAGGAATAGTCCTATGCAGACTTTAAAAAGCAAAAATAAAGGAGGAAGAAACATTATGTTTTTTTCAAAAAGTAAAGTTGCAGTTGCAACGCAAGGCAGAAAAAGACTGTCTAAAACTCAAAAAGTATTAAACTTATTTGAGAAAGGTGAACCAGTTTCTTGGAAACATTTAAGAAACAGATATGACCTAATATCACCAAGAGCGATGGTTGACAAACTACGTTCAAAAGGTCATATGATTTATATTAATAAATCATCTTCAGGTACATCTTATAGATTGGGTACTCCTACAAAAGCTATTATAGCTGCTGGGATACAAAAACTATACGGTACTGAATACGCTTATAGTGCGTAATAGAATCGTAACCAATACGATTGATGTAGGCGACTCTCGGGTCGCCTATATTTTTATATACAATGAAAACAACAGATTTAACACCAGTAGAAATACATAACAACATCTATTACAAAAGGGATGATTATTATGCTCCATATGGTAAAGACAATGTTAATGGAGGTAAGACAAGACAGGCAATTTGCTTGTTTAGAGAATTAAAAGATGAAATTAAAAACAAATATAACGGTGGAGTAGTTACAGGTTCATCTGTTAATAGTCCACAAGCACCTATCATAGCGGCAGTTGCTCAAGACTTTGGTTTTAAATGTGTTATAGGTGTAGGTGGTACAACACCTAAAACAATAGACACCCACCATATGATAAGATTATCAAGACACTATGGTGCTGATATTGAAAACGTTGCAGGTCACGGATATACAGTTGCAATAGATAGTGGATTAAAAAAGAAAGTAATATCTAAAAAAGGTTATATGTTAATCAAGTTTGGTAATAGTGCTGCTACGAATCCTGAATCAATATTTGATAGTGTTGCTAATCAAGTTAAAAATATACCTGACGAGTTAGATAACATAGTAATTTCAGTAGGTAGTGGTATACAGTTTGCAGGTATAGTAAAAGGTATAGAGAAGTTTAAGAAAAAAGTAAAAAGAATTATAGGGGTCACCTTTGTTGACCGTAGTAAAAAGATTGACGAGTATTTAAATCAATTTAGTAATCTTGAATTAGGGTTTAAGAACTTTCAAGATTATGAAATGTACAAAACACCATATCCATATTCAAAACCCATATGGGAAGATGTTGGTAATGGCTTTATTGACGATATATACGAAGGTAAAGCACATAAATGGATGAGAGAGAATATAGATACTACAAAAGAAAAGACGCTATTTTGGAGTATAGGGAGAAGATTGACAGCGGAACAAGTAGATAAGTTATATAAATAGATATATGATTAATATTAGAAATTGGAGTATAAAATGGCAGAAGAAGCAAAACAACATCCATCATTAATAAGTAAGTCTTCTATGCAAGCAATGGCAGCTACGGCTGGTTCAGGTGACTTGCTATTTTCAGAAGTCTTAACTAGAGTAAATAACGCAAAAGATAAAGCTAAAAAGTTGGCGGTCTTAAAACAAAATGACCATCCATCTTTAAGGATGCTTTTAAAAGGATCATTTGATCCTAGTATTGAGTGGGAGTTACCAGACGGTACACCTCCTTATATGGAAAATCCAGCACCGAAAGGTACTGAACATACAACACTTAAAACTGAAGCAAAACGTTTGTGGCATTTTATTAGAGGCGCAGACAATAAAACTACAAAAACTCAAAAAGAAACTATGTTTATCCAAATGTTAGAAGGATTACATATGGACGAAGCGAGATTATTGCTTAGTGTAAAGAATAAAGAATTACATAGAGCATATAAAGGGTTAAGCGACTCTGTAGTAAAAGAAGCGTTTAGATGGAACGAATTGTATCAAAAAGAAGAACAAAAAAAGAACATATAGTCAAAAAGACTTGGTTTTACTTGATTTTAAGTGCTTGACTTTCCTTTCTTTTATGTGTATAATAGATACATATAAACAATAAATATAGAAAGAGAGAATATATTATGAAAAAAGTGATGTTTATTATACTATTGAATTTAGTAATATGGTTTGGACTTACTAGTCTATCCAATATTGCTAATGCAAATGATTATAATAAAGCAGTTATAGCACACGTTATCAAGGAAAACCTTGACGGCAACGGTGTAGATTCAACTGCTTTAATGGAGGCAGAACTACATAGGATAGTATACGCTATGATAAACGAATTTAGTGGCGTATTACAAGAACACCTACCAAATATACTAGATAGTCTTGCTAGTGAAATCAGACAAAAAAATGATGAAGAGTTTAAATGTGCTCTTCTAAAGAATAGTGACTATGAGTGTAATTGAAAATATAGTTAACGTTTTACATTGGATATATCAATATATTCCTAGAGAATTAGTAATAGTAATTCTTGGGAGTATGATTTTATTTGTTATTTTAGAATTAGGGGATAGAAAAAGAAAAAGAGAATGGCTAAAAGAACAAAAACAGTTACAAAAAGGCAGAAAATCAAAAGAAAGTTAAAGAAGGAACTTTCTGCTGTGAAGATGTTAAAATATAAAACTACATATAAGGATATCAAAAAGTATTTTAAACTTATTAATGAACACGTGTTTGATAATAAGTTATCTCCCTTTAATGATATTGAGTTGGTACATAAACCAAGAAATTACATAGGACAAGTTGTAATAAATGATAAGATAGGCAAAGGGACTAGAAACTTTGTATTAGAAATGTTAAAGTCTTATGGTAATAAAAAAGAATTTGTTGATACGTTGGCACACGAAATGATCCATCTGTATCAAATGGCAAATTTAGGTGATACAGGAAATCATAACGACACGTTTTATAGTTTTAGACCAAAACTGAAAGCAGTCGGATTAGATATATAAATAAAACAAGGAATAGATTATGGCAGAAGTGAGAAAGACAAAGGAACTAGACTACTATTTAAAGAGAATAATTTTAAAGGTTCCAGACAAAATTCAACAGTTTATAGATAATGCAGAAGGTGAATTCTCTATGACTTATTATACTGGAGATTGGTCAAAAGACATATATGATAACTTTACTGAAATACAAGCAGAAAAGATATTCAAACGTATGGCACAATTTCAGAACAAGATAAGTTTTGTCCAAAGGAAAAATGATCCATCAATCGGTGGATATGAATATCAGATAGCGAGGTTTTAATGAAACTGAACTTAAAAAAATATTCAGGTGCTTTCAGAAAAACATATTGGTGGATTAAAGCAATTTTATTAGTTGTTTTTGTATCTTCACTAGCATATGGTTGGGGAACATTTAAACCTAATCCTATTGCAGTTAAGAAAGCAACAGAAGAAGTTAGAATAGAACACGCAATTTGGGCAGAAAAATTAGGACTACACGAACCTAGTTTTGAATATACAAATAATAAAGAATTTATATTAGAAGTCAATAAGTGCCTTGACTATTTAAATTGGAAAACAGCACCAGATAAAAGAGTACCAATTCAAATGGTGACAGCACAAGCTGCTTTAGAGAGTGGTTGGGGTACAAGTAGATTTGCTATAGAAGCAAATAACTTATTTGGAATTAAGACTTGGAATAAAGATAAAGGTTTATTACCTCACGGTATGAGTGAAGACACACCTTGGCGTGTAAGAGTTTTTACAACGAAGTGTAATAGTGTTCAAGAATATATAAGAATATTAAATGAACACCCAGCATACAAAGAGTTTAGAGCATTAAGAGCAAAACTATTAGAAAAAGGTGAACTGTTAGATTCAGTACAGTTGATTGCTACGTTAGATAAGTTTTCAACTACAGATGATTATGATAAAAGAGTTATTAATATGATGAAAAAAATTGCTCAAGTGTTAGAGGAGTAAGTTTAAATGAAGAGTTTACTTTTTATATTCATAGTACTTTTTAGTGCTATATCTATATCAGGTATTGCTGCCGCTTATAGTATTATAGGACTAGCAACTCTATTTGCAGGTGCGAAGATAGCAATTATTGCTATGGGTACTTCATTAGAAGTTGGTAAGTTAGTTGCCGCCAGTTGGTTGTATCATAATTGGAGAAATCCAAATTTACCACAATCAATAAAAGCATATTTAACAACGTCTGTTATTGTGTTAGTATTTGTAACTAGTATGGGTATCTTTGGTTTCTTATCCAAGGCACACCTAGACCAAGTAAGACCTAGTAGTGATAATACAGTACACATAGCATTAATAGATAGACAGATTTTACAAGAAAACGTTGTTATAGATAGAGCAGAAAAAACTTTAAACCTATTAGACAAAGCATTAGAGGTTTACCTAGATAAAGAATATGTTAGTAGAGGTCTTAAAGAAAGAAAAAAGCAGAAAGAAGAAAGAGATTTTTTAAATAATGAAATAAGAGTTGCAATGGATAACATTGCAGAATTGACATTAAAGAAAGGTAATATAGAATTAGAACAATTAAAGATAGAGGCAGATGTAGGACCTCTTAAATATATTGCAGAACTAATATATGGTGATGAAGCAAAAGAACATTTTGATAAGGCAGTTAGATATATAATAATAGTATTAATATTTGTATTTGATCCATTAGCAGTATTGTTATTGATTGCCGCTAATATATCAATAAGAGAAAGAAAATTACAAAATGAAGCGAAAAAGAAGAAAGAAACAAAAGAAATTAATTGGCAAAGGGTCGCTTCTACGTCAAAAGCTACAGCGCAAAAGTTACGAGATAAGCAAAACTTTTATAAAACATTTTTTGCAAAACTAGGTAAGAGAGATTTAAAGAATAGAGATTATGAAGACTTTTTTAAGAGTATGGGTACAGAAGAGTTAATGAAATTAGGTTTAGATCCAGATGAGATAAGAATCAAACTAGACCAGATAATGGAATGGAATGATCCAAAGTCTAAACCTTATTTAGAATCAGGAGTTAAGAAATGAAAAAGATAGCAATACTATCATTATTATTACTTTTAAATGCGTGTGGGGCAACAGCACCAGCGTTTTTAGCTACGAGTGCAGGTACATATTCTGAATATAAAGTTATGTCTGTAATAAAAACAGGTACAGATTTTACATTAAGTTTAGCAGATTTACCAACAACAAACGATTTTGTGTTATCACGTATAACTGGTTATGAGTGTAAAGTTAGTAGAGCATTAAAAGAAGGTATAGAGTATATTTGTAAAGATGTAAAAATACATCCACCAACTAATACTACCATTGACAAAGATGTTAAAAAGTGATATTATGGTACTTATGAATACTCATTTATACGCTTGTCCTAGATGTGCTGATAAACTGATTAAACAAGCAGAAAAAGCATTAGACAGGTCAGAAACAAAATGGTCAAAGAACTTTTGGCACGGAGTGTGGAAGAAGTTAAGAAGTAAATATCAACCAGAAGAGGTAACATATCATTAATGAAACAGAAAATATTAGACGCAGTAAGAAAACACGCTGAAGGTAATATTGCTAGAGCAAAGACAAACGTGGATGTATTTTTAAATAATCCAGTTGGTGTTGCAACGCATATGGATTCAGTTGAAACAGTTGTCAAAGAATTAAAAGTTATAGCAGATAATAAAGAGATTATTGAAACTCTAAAAGACATCTAAAATGTTAAACTATATTTTAAGAGGTGGGATATCACAACATATACCATTTTTTGAACCAGATAAATTTAATAGTATTAAAAGAGATTTAGATAGGTTGAAATATCATCCAGTACATCAACCATATAAGAATAAATATGGTAATAGGAAGCAGGCGTTTCCTTGTTATGAAGGTGTATATGATAAAGAGAACGATTATATCACAACTGGTATAGAAACTATATTACAAACTAAAATTACTGATTTCAAGACAGTTGCTAGAAAAATTATATTGAGTGAAGTAAAAGAATCACCACAAAACTTTGGTAAATATGGTTTTATACATAGGGATTATCCTATAGGTGATAGAGAACCTTTAATAGCAGGTATGATGTATTTTGACCAGGCATATGATGGAGGCACGGCATTTTTTAATAATCAAATGGAGAAAGTGCCAGACATTTATATAAGTGCTGTTCCAAATAGACTAGTTTTATATCACGGTGGTATATACCACGCACCTTGTTTAGATTATACCTTTAAAGAAAGATTAACATTATCTTTCTTTTTTAGAATATGGAGAGAAAATGACATCTAAAAAAAATATGTCTACTAATAGAACTCCTAGAAGGATACATAGAAATAAAGGAGGTCGTCAAAAAGGTACGATTGCTCCTATGGTAAAGAAGTATTATAATTTTGGGGCAGCAGATGATGAATTTGGAATAAGTAGTGAGTCAGACTATAACAGACTAAAAAAGAAATATGAAGTTAAAAATTAAAAAATCTGAATATCAGGATATAGCTGATTGTATTAGAAGTGACCAAGTACCTGCTTCGGCAGTATTTGAGTACTTTTCTAACAAACCTTTTTATAGGTGGTACAAGAAGAGATATTTAAATGCCTAGATATACGTTTGAAAATAAGAAGACAGGTAAACAATGGGTAGACTTTATGATGATTGCAGAAATGGAAGAAATGTTAGATAAGAACCCACACGTTAGACAAGTCTTATTTCCCCTAAATATAGTATCTGGTGTTCAAGGGATAACTCATAAGACCGACCAAGGTTGGAAGGAAGTAAATCAGAAGATTGCAGAAGCACATCCAAATAGCTCTTTTGCAAAACACCATAGACGTAGAGGCATAAAGGAAGTTAAAACTGAACAAGCGAGAGCCAAACACGCTAAAAAGGCACTACATTTTAAAAGATAAGGATTAAACAAATGGCAGATAAAGATATACCTGATTTTATGCGTGGATTTGATTTAGATAACGATTGGGGTTTTACTCCAGTATCATCTAAACCATCAGACACGCCAAGCATTGATCCTAAAGTAGTAGAAGGTACAAACATAGAACTATCTAAAGTTAAGTCAGATGTTTCTTCTATTAAAAGTATGATGAACGAAATTATGCAGATAGTGAACGATAAAGAAACGATAACAAAAGAGATAGATGATGAGTCTATCAAAGCAAGGTTTAAAGACATTGAAAAGATTGTGTTACCGTTTTTATATAATTTACAAAAGAGTGATGAACCTTATATCCATTGGCCGAATAGGGCGCCGATAATAAAAGGTCAAATAGAGAAACTATTAAAGTTAACAAGAGGATAATAGATGAGATTAACAGAAAACTTTTCATTATCGGAGATGGTTAAAAGCCAAACCGCTGAAAGACACGGCATTAGTAATAATCCTAGTGAAGACCACCAAGATAATTTAAAAGAATTGTGTGAGAATATACTACAACCTATTAGAACACATTATGGTAAAGTAGTATCAGTATCAAGTGGGTACCGTTCACCAGAGTTATGTGTTAAGATAGGTTCAAGTTTAAAATCACAGCACGCCAAAGGGCAAGCCGCTGATTTTGAAATATTTGGGTTACCAAATGCTGAACTAGCAAAATACATCATTGATAATTTAGATTTTGACCAGTTAATATTGGAATACCACAATGTGGATGAACCGAATAGCGGTTGGATCCATTGCTCATATAAGAATGCTGAAGACAATAGAAAGCAGATATTAAGAGCATATAGAAATAGTGATGGTAAGACGATATATGAGCCATACGACCCTAGTTGAGAGGTTAAAATTATTGATGATGATAGGGTCAATGAACGTAATAAAATCATTGATATGTACGCTCAAAAGGGTACGTAATAAGCATTGACAAATTGGCAATATAATGTTATTATATGATTATGAGTATAAAAAAACAGATTGAAGTATTAAAAGATACAATCAAGTGGTTCAGAACTCAAATTGAACCACACGATTGTGGATGGATGTACACAACAATAGATGGTATCAAACACCGAATTAGTGTATTAAGAAAGAAATTGAGGAACAAATAATGGCAGATAAATTTACTTGGATAAATCTTGATAAGACAAAACTTCCAAAAACAAAAGGTAAACGTATAAACGGTTTCCGTTTCTATGATATTGATGGTAAGAACTATCCATCTATCACTACAGTTTTAGGTGTACAGAAAAAAGAAGGATTAGATAAGTGGAGAAAAGCAGTTGGTGAAGAAGCAGCCAATTGGGAAATGGGTAGAGCGGCACGTAGAGGCAAAGCAACTCACACACTTGTTGAACAGTATATCAAAGGTCAAACACCTAGTATTAGGGACGTGTTACCTTTAGGTATGTTTAGATTGATGTTGCCATATCTAGCACAAATTAATAACATACATTTACTAGAAGAGATTATGTATAGTCATAAATTGACCATTGCAGGTCAAGTTGATTGTGTTGCTGAGTACAATGGTAAGTTATCAGTAATAGATTTCAAGACAGCAAATAAGGAACGTAAAGAAGATTGGATAGAAAACTATTTTATCCAAACAACTGCCTATGCAATTATGTATGAAGAGCTATTTGGCAAACGCATAGAACAATTAGTTATATTAATGGCAGGCGAAGACGGCACAATGCGTTCTTTTGTCAAAGATAAAAAAATATTTGAGCCAAAACTAGAAAAATCTATACAGTATTTTTATAAATACTATGAAGAACTAAACAAAGATAAAATCAAGCAAAATCATTAACAAAGTGGCTAGAAATTATCCACGAGAGGTCACTTATGTTAAAAAGGTTAAAATCAATAATATTTGGAGCAGTACTCATAACTATGAGCACATTTGCTATGGCGGAAGAATCACCATTGCCTGAAATGCCAAATGAACAAGGGCAATTATATTGGTTACAAATGCCTGTTATATGTGGAACTAGTGAAAGTGTACTTGCATATATTGAAAAGAATGAAATGACATTGGTTAATGTTTCTGTTGGTAGAGATAGAGCTAAACCAGATGGTGAACCAGTTTTTATAGTAAGTTATTATGTTGACCCTACATACACACAATCACTTGTAGTTATGTCAACAATGAATGGAATGGAATCTTGTATGTTATACAAGTCATTTGATTTAAAGTTTATGCCAAAGAAACAAGGAATAAGTTTATAATGAATTTGACGTTGAAGGATAGATAATAGTTGGAGAAGACGTGAGGGCAGAACTCACCATCTCCACCATAAACACATTGATTTCAAGTGTGCTTATGGGGGATGATATTAGCATCGATTCACAATCAAAACTATCTGGAGTTAAATAGTAGGTTGCTACTTTAAAGGACAAACATATAAAAGCTAACGAAAGTTATGCTCTTGCTGCCTAGTTAATAGGTAACGGCCTTGCCTGCAAGGTGGCAACAGAATGCAGGCGCTTTACATTTACTAATAAATATGTTATAGTATTAAAATGAACTCAAAAGAATTTTCTTTAATCATAGAGGACATAGTAAAAAGGCATAAAGATATGTCATATGTGGATGCTATTGTTAAATATTGTGAAGAAAATACTATTGAAGTTGAAACTACAGCACGTCTAATTACAAAACAACTCAAAGAAAAAATACAACATCAATCAGCACAACTAAACCTGTTAAAGGGTGGCAAACCTGGAGTATTACCATAATGATAAAAGAATATTTAAAAGTAATTGGATTAGCATTAGTTTGGTTCTTTATGAACTGGAAATCTTTAGTGTTCTATGCATTGTGGGCAACAGTTACATTAGTTGCTTTGTTTGAAGGTGGTGTGTTAAGTGCCTTATTTGTCTTTATGGCATTATGGGGAGTATATAAAATAGGGAAGTTATTTTAATGTCAGTATGTCAATGTGGTAGGTCACCAACACAACTTTGTATAGGTTGGCATAGTTTAACAGAAGAAGAATATAAGAAAAAGAAAAAGAAATATGATGAATTGAAAGAAGAGGAAAAGAAAGAGAATCCTTTTCACGCAAGAGCAATAGATGGATTTGGAGAATAATGGATATAGAACTTATAGATAAATTAGGTAGTGACCTATCAGTAGTCAATGCTGCTAGAGTATCCTTTGCAAAAAGAAAAGATAAACTTGATGAAAAAGATGACAAGTTAATTAAGTATTTGGCATTGCACGGACATTGGTCACCATTTGCACACGCCTTTCTATCATTTAGAATTAAAGCACCTATCTTTGTTGCA